CGACGCCGCCTTCAAGCACGAAGCATCGGCTGACCTCATGCGCGAATGGGGCCACGACTACGCCACCAACCGCAACGCCATCGCCCAGTTCTTCGATCGCAGCTTCCCGGCGGATTTCAGCGAGGCGCTGCTGACTGCCCGTCTGCCCGATGGCCGCGTTCTCGCCAACGATCCCACTTTCAACAGAGCCATCCTTGAGGTCGCGAAGTCCCTCAATCCGAGCGGCGCGGTGCTTCCGAACGTATCCGGCGGGGGCCTCTCGGGCGTGGAGAGCCGCATCGCCGAGATCGAGGGCAAATACATGCGCGCGCCGCACGGTTCGGAGCTGTGGAAGAGCTACTGGACCGGCGATTCCGGCGCCCGCATGCAGCAGGAATATCGCGGGCTGCTTGCGACGCGTGAGCAGACGCGGCGCGGGAGGGCGGGGTAGAGTGGCGCCGTAGTCGTAGGGTGGGTTGAGCGCAGCGAAACCCACCAGCGGCGTCGCCACCCATGCGGCCCATGATGGGTTTCGCTTCGCTCAACCCATCCTACGCGCTGTCACCGTTTCGCCGATGATCCCCGCAGCGGACGCTTGACCGAGGTTGTCGCGCGCTGTGAGCCCGGGCCCTTCAACGACGCTTCGAGATCGTCGAGGTGCTTGCGGGCAGCGTCCATCGCGTCGGTCTCGATGGCGCGATAGCGTTCCACGAGTTTCTGCCCGAACGGCGTCAGCGTCGCTCCGCCGCCATGGGCGCCGCCCGGCTGCGCCGAGATCACGGCATCGCGAAAGCAATTGTTCATATCGTCGACCAGGAGCCATGCGCGCCGATACGACATGCCGAGAGCCCTTCCGGCCTGTGAAATCGACCCGGTCTTCTCGATGGCTTCGAGCAGGCGGACCTTGCCGGGCCCCAAGGCGCGGCCGCTGCCTAAGTCCACCCTCAACGTCAGTCTTGGGGTATCCATAATCACCACATCCTGGCTCCAACGGCGGCAGCATAGCATCCGCCGCGCCGTTGTGCGCCGGCTGAAAATTCGCGGACACCGGACAACCCGTAGACGGGGTCCCCATCGCTGATGCGATGGGGTGTCTCATTGCGGCCCTGGTCCCTTCGCGCACCCACCCACTGACGCAACGCCCCGCGACGGCGGCGCGCGGCCCCGCAGGGGCAACCCGCAGCGCTGCCCTGGCAGACAACCCGCGCGTCCAGGAACAAGCGCCATGAGCTTCATGGTGACAAAATGGCTGATTCGGCATTTCAAATTCAGTAGACGCTTGCTGAATTCAAACCGGGTGAAACGGGGAAACCCTCCTCAGCCTGTCGAAGAATGAGTCTGTCGACGGAGCGGAGGCAACCCCGTAGGAAGCCGCGCATGTACGCTCGCATCGCGAGACGAGGGGCGCGGAACCTCTAACGCATAGGCCGTGACGAAAGGATAACCGGCCCACGAGCGCCCGGCGCCCGGAAGGGGCGAAGAGGTATGCTGAGCTGCACGGCGACGTGCAGAAGCATCGGATAAAAAGCCGATGCGTTAACACCGCTGATCGGAACGAGTTCGTCGCCCAGTTCGAGCAGGGCCAGTCATGGCTGCGTAATGTCTGCACGACCGAGGCGGTTATCAAAGGCAACCAGGCCATGTTCCTGGTGGCCGGCTCCGGCGGCGCCACCGCCGTGACGCGCGGGCTCAACGGCAATATCCCGCCGCGCGTCGACAGCCTCACGCAAGTGCCCGCCACTCTCGTCGAGTGGCACGACAAGCCCCAGCGCACCGAGTTCAACATCTTCGCCTCCCAGGGCGACGGCCGCCGCATCATGCAGAGTTCGACGGTCAAGGTGCTGAACCGCAAGATCGACCAGGACATCATCGGCATGCTGTCGGGCGCGACGGGCAATCTCGGCCCGGCGCAAGCCATGACCCTCGCGCTCGCCACGCGGGCGCTGGCGCATCTCGATCTGCAGGACGTGGACACCACCGAAGAAGACAACATGTTCTTCGTCGGCAGTCCCGCCATGCGCGCCTACCTGATGCAGATCCCGGAGTTCCAGAAGGCCGAATATATCGAGATCAAACCCCTGGTCGGGCCGGCGCGCCGGTTCCGCCGCTGGGCCGGCTTCAACTGGATCTTCCATCCGCACCTGCCGAACGTGGGCACCGCCAGCGAGCAGTGCTTCGCGTTCCACCGCTCCGCTGTGGGCCATGCGGTGAACACCGGTGAGATGGATGTCCGCGCCGGCTACAACGAGGAGAACGCCTATTACTGGGCGCGCTCGTCGATCTTCATGGGTTCGGCCCTGCTGCAAAACTCCGGTGTCGTCGCAATCAATCACGACGGTTCGAAATACACCTGAGCCACGCGCCGAAGCGCATCCCGCTGACACTCACCTGCCGTCATTGCCGGGCTTGACCCGGCGATCCATCCCTTTGCGGAGAAGATGGACCCGCGGGTCAAAGCCCGCGGGTGACGCGCCTCAAGATCTGAAAGGATTTCCAAATGGCGTACACCACCGGCACTCTGACATATCTTGCGGGCGGTCCGATCGAAGGCGCCTGGAAGCTGTGGGAATACACCACGGCCGACACGCTCGCCCAGGTGACGGCCCCGGGCTACATCACCGACGCCACTTTCAAGGGCGTGAACCTCGGGGATTTCGTCATCGTCGTGAACCAGGCGATCCCACAGGGCTATGTCCTCCAGGTCCAGAACCTGACGCCCGGCACGTTGAGCACGCCGGGCGTTGCGACCCTCGCTGCCCCGGCGGGCGTCGGCGGTCCGCAACTGGCGTTTCCGCGCAACATCATGGACGGCGGCGATTTCACCACCAATCCCTGGCAGCGCGGCACGAGCTTCACCGGCATCGCCGGCACCCTCACCTACACCGCGGACCGTTTCTTCGCGGTGGGTGGCGCGTCGTCGTCCATCTCGGTGTCGCAGGTGACCGGCGTCACGGCCGTGCCCGGATTCACCCAGGCGCTCCAGTTCGGCCGCACCGCCGGCAATGCCAACGCCGCGGTGATCAATCTCGGCCAGGTCGTGGAGACACTGGACTCCATCCGCTTGCAGGGGCAGACCGTCACGCTGTCGTTCTGGGCGCAGGCCGGCGCCAACTGGTCGCCTGCGAACGGTGCCCTCAACGTGCTTGTCGCCAGCGGTACAGGCACCAACCAGTCGGCAGCGAACCTGGTCGCCGGCACCTGGACCGGCTACCAGTTGCTGACGCTGACGCCGCAGCAGAACATCTCGCCGAACTCCTCGCCGGGCGCTGCCGTGCTGGCGCCGGCCGCCAACATCGCCCAGCAGATCGCAGCAAGCTGGCAGCGCTATTCGTTCACCGCGACGGTGCCGGCGGGCTGCACCCAGCTCGGCGTCCTGTTCAACGCCACGCCGGTCGGCACGGCCGGCGCGGCGGACGCCGTGCAGATCATGGGCATCCAGCTTGAGCCGGGCGCGCAGGCGACGCCGTTCGAGCACCGCGACATCGAACTGGAACTGGCGATCGCCCAGCGCTACTTCTTCAACATTCCGGAGCCCGCTTCAGGCGTCATCGTCGGCGCCGGCATGGTGGCGGGCGCTACCTCGGAAATCATCTTCATTCCGCTGCCGGTGCAGATGCGGGCGGCGCCGACGGTCACGGTGTCGGCCGGCTCGTTCAAGTTCAACCTCGCGGGCACGGCAACCGCGGTCGGCACCTTCGCCGCCGGCGCCACCCACACGCCGAACTACATCAGCGTCACGGGCAACGCCGCCGGCACTGCCGGCCAGGCGACCCTGCTCCAGGGCGGGGGCGGGGCAGGATTCATCCAGGCCAGCGCGGATTTCTAGCGCCTGGATGGCATCACCGCAGCGTCGTCGCCGGGCTTGTCCCGGCGACCTCGAACGTAAGGCGCAGAGCAGGATCAATCGAGGCGGCCGGGACGAGCCCGGCCACGACGGGACATTCTGATGACCACGCAGCTCTTCATCTACAACGAGGCCCTCGGCCATCTCGGCGAGCGGCAGATCGCTTCCCTCACCGAACCCCGCGAGCCGCGGCGCGTCCTCGATTCCTACTGGGCGGACGTGGCCGGCTTCTGTCTGTCGCAAGGCCTGTGGAAATTCGCCCGGCGCACCGCGCAGATCGACGCCAGTTCCACCCTCATTCCGCAGTTCGGCTTCAACTACTGCTTCCCGGTTCCGGCCGACTGGGTGCGGACCATCCAGGTCTCCACATCGCCCAGCATGGATCCGCCGCTGCTGCAATACAGCGACGAGGCCGGGCTGTGGTACGCCAACATCACGCCGATCTATGTGGCGTATGTCTCCAATGATCCGCTCTACGGCATGAACATCGGCGGCTGGCCGGAGCACTTCACCGATTACGTGTCGCTGCGTCTCGCCCGGCAGGCGTGCCTGCGCCTTACCAATGACAAGGAGCTGAAGGCGTCGCTGCTGCGGGAGGAAGACCGCGCCCGCCGTGTCGCCAAGGCCGAGGAAGCGATGGACGAGCCGCCCGGCCTGCCGCCGGTGCCTTATTGGGCGCGGGCTAGGCGCGGCGCGTTCGGACCCGGCGGGCTGTGGCCGGGTGGCGCTGGGAATCAATGATGACTGGACCGCAGAGGAACGACTGATGCGCGTCAACGCTCCGCTCTACTCCCTCAATGCCGGCGAGGTGTCGAAGATCGCGCTGGCCCGCGTCGACGTGGCGAAGCTGCGCATGGCGGCGGCGTGCCAGGTCAATTGGCTGCCCTACGTGGTCGGGCCGATGGCGCTGCGGCCGGGACTGATCTTCGTCAGCGAGGTATTGAACGACAGTCCTGCGAAGCTTGTGCGCTTCGTTTTTTCAAAGCTGGATACGGCGCTGATCGAACTCACCGCAAACAACATGCGGGTGTACGTCAACGAGGCGTTGGTCACGCGGGCATCGGTCGGGACGACGATCAGCGATCCGTTCTTTGCCGGCGGCGGCAGTTGGACGACCGGCAACACCACATCGGGCGCAACCGCGACGGTCGTGGGCGGCGTTGCCACTCTCGCCTGTATCCCCGTTGGCGGGTTATCCCAGATTCAGCAGACGCTTGCGATTGCCGGACCGGACCAGGGCAAGGAACACGCGCTGCGCATCGTCATCAGCCAGGGCCCGGTCATCTTCCGGGTCGGATCGACGGTCGGCGGCAGCGACCTCATCGCCCGGACGACGCTGGATACCGGCACGCACTCGCTGGCCTTCACCCCACCTGGCGCCGCTGCCACCATCCAGATCGAATCCACGGACGCGTGGCGCAAGACCCTGACACAGTGCTCCATCGAGAGCGCCGGCACGCTGGCGCTGCCCACCCCGTGGGGTGCGGGCGATCTTCCCAACATCCGCTACGACCAGTCCGGCGACGTCATCTTCGTCGCCTGCTACGGCCAGCAGCAGCAGAAGATCGAACGCCGCCGGACGCGATCGTG